GCTACGGGTCCGAGATGAGCATCGATATGGTCGGCTTTATCGAGCCGACGCCTGACGACTACAAGCCCGGGTTTATTCTTGTGGGAGGGATAAATGCCATCAAAATTATCACCGACCTCGGCCCGGATATAATGCCTACGGTTACACTAATGACTAAGAGACCGAATACCCTGCGAACGCTTGATTATTTAGATATGCAACTATTGATAAAAGCAGCCAGCTTTCGTGGCGCTTTAATTTACGATGAGAGCGAAGTCGGCCCATTATGGATAGACCGATACAACGGAGTGAAGGAGTCGGAAATTGCCGCTAGCCCAGACATCTTATGACAAGCTAACCTATGATGAAGCCTATGATTTGGTCCTCGCCGCTTGCGAAAAATTAAATAAAGAGCGTGGTGGCGATTACCTGCATCCTTCCGGTCTTCCGGATGATTTCATAACGCGAGTTAAGGAAGGTTTCCCTCGACTACAATATTGGAAACAGCATCAACCGGTAACATGGTTAACCGACGAAGAGGTGGCTTTTACTGAGGACATGCTTGATGATGATCCGGACGGTCGAGCGGAGAAGACATATCTTAGTATCTTAAATGATGTCCCAAAATGGGTAGAATGGGAATTCGGTGTAGTTTGCCGGCCAATGCAGGCCGAACTTTTACGTTCGGAGGCTTCTCAAATAGTAGTCTTGGACTCCCGACGTATCGGCAAATCCTGGGCCGTAATTTTTCTCGCATGTCATTATGCTTATACTCATCCTCAGGCCGAGGTATTGATTCTTGTTCCGTCGGAGAAGCAGCTGAATGAGATTTTTGAAATAATGCGGAATAAGATATTTACACTGCCCACTTGCCGGCATTTTCGTCCGGTAGCTGAAGGTGGCATTATTACCGTAGACAGAGACAAGCCGAGTTACGAAATAGCGATTGAGGCCACGCATGGAGCCAGCCGCATAATAGGCAATATTTGTAAGGGTACCATCCGAGGATTTGGATCCGAAAACTCTCTACTTATCTATGACGAGTTTGATTTTATTGAGGATAAAAAAGCCATTACCGCCGCAATGGCAATCGCTTCTCAAAACCCCGACATTAGAATTCTGATATCCTCCACACCTTCCGGTAAGCGCGGGCAATATTATAGTTTTTGTACCGAACGTGCTCATGGTTATGAGCTACATCAATGGAGTGTTTGGGAGGGTAACGTTAACTGGTCGGTAGAAATGGCGATTCGTGAAGTTCTTCGGGCTATTGCCGAGGGTCTTGCCGGTTACGAGGACTATGTCCATGAATATGAAGCCGATTTCGGCGAAGAGATAGGTGGGTGGATTCCGAAAGCCCTTATAGATGAGGCGGTTTCATATCCTACTTTTGAGAATGGGGCGCTGGGTTCGGACTTCTTCGATAATCGTGGGTGCATCGATCCATCGTCCCCTATTAGAATAATGGGTGTTGATTGGGACAAAATGGGCGAGGCCGGGCCAAGCTTACTGGTGCTCGAGCTGGATCGCAGAATTTCCAAGATGCGGCCGATTCATGTAGAAGAAGTCCCAAGGGGAGATAAGGTATATGGAGTCGCAGTAAGAAGAATCATTGAGCTGAATGAGCTTCTGAATCCGCATTATATTCTTTGCGATCCCGGTTCCGGGGAGCGGCAAATTGAAGAATTGCATGAATACGGTGCGGCACACCCTCAGTCCGGTCTTGCTTACAAGGTAATCAGGGTTCCATTCAATAGCTCAGTCGAAGTCCACGATTATGTTACCCGAGATATTGTTAAAAAGCCGATGAAGCAAGTCATGGCTGCCGAGATGCGCCGATGGTTCTATGAGCGTCGAGTAGTTCTTTCCACACACCGTCAGAATTTAACCAAACAATTGCTCGATTATCATGTCGTTAAAATGACGAGGATGGGGTTATTCGAGTTTACCAGCAAGAATGAACATTTCGTCGACGCTTTTATGCTATGTGTTTACGGAGTTTCCGCCTATTTTGAGTCGATATTCGAGAAAATGGTTCCTCCTGTTATTGCAGCTACCGGCAAGACTGCCGGGGATATCGTAAAACAAGATACTTTTAATCCACTTCCAATAGAAACTAAATCCGCGCACCAGCCCAATATGGCGATTGTGTACCTCAATGGGCGGCCGGTAGCCGATAGACGGTCTACGAATTGGTCGGCGTTTTCCAGATCGGTAGATGGATGGGGTAGATAATGAATAATTTATTGAAGACAGGCATAGAATTTCCTTATACTCCAAAGCCTCGCGAAAGTGCCCGCATATCCTCTTCCGTTCTTATTTCCGATACGCTTTCTTATCTCAATAAGCCCTATGCGAACCCGATTTTATTGACGGCTGCCGTTCTGAGGAAGGGCGGCGGCATCGTTAAGGCGGGCAAGGCTTTGAGAGGCTACTTATATAAATTGGTCGATGATACGTTTATGGTATCGGTTGCGTCATTGCCGGATAAAGACACCATAATGTCGGGATTATTCGCCACCGATTTTGCAAAACTGGCATTCGACAAGACGGATATCCTTTCTATGATGGGGTTATTAAATTCTTCGGGCGGGAATGAAGGGCTTAAGAGAATCGTAGAGCATACAATAGGGTCGATTCGCAAGTTTCTGCAATTTCCCGCTGGAGCCCTTAATGATTTCGAGTATTGCTCCAATGCTCGCAGGATGCTTGGCTTTACCTTGTCGAACGATTTAGTGATTCGTGCGAATGGAGCCATAGGAGAGACGCTGACTCTATGTGAAACATTCTCGCAAGCGGCCGGCGAAAATTTTGATATCAACCGGTTGGTTGCCATTTCTAGTGGAGACGAAGCTGCGGCGGATAGCGTGTTGGAGTATTGCTCTCAAAATGAGGTATTGATCGCGGCCGTTACCCCGGGCAGAATATTTTGGGAGACGGATAAATCGGGCATATCTCACTACTCTCCCGAAAGCGAGATTATTTATCTTGGAGCGGCTTTGAATAATAACGGAGAAGAGAGAAAGCAAATTGCTTCATTCGCGGATAATCCGAACGAATGGATAGTCAACAGACTTGCCGATATACGGACCGGTATAGCGATAAGATACGATTACAATAAATTAATGCATATGCAAATGCGTGAACTTGAAGTTACTAATGAAGGAATTAATAAGCTCCACAATGCATTCGACGAGACAATGTCGGCAGCTATTGGGGATAATTGGGAAGATGATTTGAAAGCGATTTTCGAATGAGCGATAAAGACAAAATAATAAAGGCTTTGCAGGAAGTTCGAAAACTACTGTACGTACGTAGAGTAGTTTACATGAGTGAGTCGGTTAAGTATGTCGATTCATGGTCAAGCAAAGTAGGAGTTAGATCGTGGATGGGCTTAAACGCAGGGGAATTACTTCTTGAATCTCTTCTCGAGGCTACGACACTTGCCAGAAAATCGATAAATAATTCTGCAGTCGTAATAAGAGAGGCCTATGAGACATTGCCGGCGGGGGCGGGGCCGCTAAAGCGAATATTCGGAGATGCCATGTCCGCAGCCGAAGACATGGTTAAATCCTTGGATATGGAAATTGAGAAAAGAAATGACGAAATCTCCGCCAGGGCTGATGAAATAAACAGAACCATCACATCCCTCGGTAAGGTCAATGCTTTGGATAAGACAATTAAGCTGGTAGAATCGATAATAGGCGTAAAAGACGATATTATTACAAGTGACGGACAACCATCGGCAATAAATGACATTATTACTCAGTGGGAGAGTAAGGAATCGATTTCGTTAGATTATCATATAGATACTGACGAACTAGATGGGGTCCTGAATACAAAATGACGGATAGTATAAAACAGATAGATACAATTGTGCATGAATTCGAAGACGAAAGTGATAATTCCAAGTTGAAGAAGATTCTACGTGCGCTTTTGATTTGGGGGAGGCTTCTGAATGAGTGATATTCTCTCTACGGTAGATTTACTTGTAGAGAATATTTTCGCATCCAGAAGGACGCTCTCCAAACGCACGGACTTGAAGCTTCCTCCGGCCCTACCGCAGGGACATTATCCTCCGGAGCTGAGTGTCGCGACATGGGGGACTGCCCTATACGCGACAAGAGAACAGTTCGTCGCACCGCCTTTCAATGTAAACGATATCGATATGGCAGTTCGTTTAGACGGGATAGCGGCAAGAGGTATTAATAAGTATGAGCAGTTGATGTTTAAGGAAGGAGTGCTTCTTGAGGGAGAACGGCCGGAGTTGGTGGATTATGTTTATGGCAGGTTCGCCATATTCGGAGCTCGCGGTCCCGAGACCTTTGATAGTCTCATGAAGGCAATAGCTTCAGATCTTGTTCGATACTCGAATTGCATACTCGTCAAATCCAGATATCGAACCAATGATATGTCTCAAGTGAACGCTCAGATGAAGCTGAGGCTTGGCAGAACATTGAGAGGAGTGACGGGAGTCAATCCCGTAAGCTCTTATTGGCGACAAGAAGTTGGGCAGATTGAAGCAAGGCAGGATGATAGAGGAATTCCGATCGAATACCATCAGAAACAGAATGAGGAAGAGGTCGACAAATGGTCGGCCAAAGATGTAGTTCATATAGCTCACGATAAGGCGGCGAAATCTATTTGGGGCCGGCCGCTTACTCTTCCTGTTATAGATGACATTAAATTACTTCGTAGTATGGAGCATCACGTCGCCGATTTATTTTATAGACACCTGAATCCACTGATTCAGGTCGCCGTGAATGAGAAAGATACCGTGCATGGGGGAGCCGCGCCTCCGGGTTATGTAGACCATTATGCTCGCTTGATCAACGAAACTCCGCCCAATGGAGTGATAGTTACAGATGGACAAACGGTAATCCATGCTATTCCGGTCGTCGAGGGAATACCGGGAAAGGATTATCTTGATTATTTTGCCACTCGTGTCATGCTTGGAATGGGGTTATCGGATGTTGTGCTTGGAGTAGGGAATACGTCAAATCGCGGCACGTCGGATACAATGGTTGCTCAGATGCGCGACAATATTAAGTTTTTTCAGGAGTCGGCCGCTTGGCAATTTACCAACTTCATTATTAACGAGCTATTACTCGAGGGCGGTATAGATGTTTTAAACCCAAAGAATCGAGTGGAAGCAAAATTCAGAGAAGTGGATGTGGATTTGGCTATTAAGAAAGAGGAACACACTATCTCTTTATGGAACTCCAATCTTATCACCCATCTGGAATCCAGATTGAAGATCGGTAAAAAGCCTTTGACACCGGCTGAAGAAAAAGAACTTTACTCCAATAAGGTCGAGAAGGATATGATTCGATTTGAGGGAGACGTAAATAAAGATATCGCCCAGACCAAAGTGAACACAATTAACCGGAAGCAGAATGATAAGAGTAAGGCTACGAAAAAAAGGGATTCGACAAAGAATTTGAATACGAGCAAAATGAATCCGTCCAATCAACACGGCAAGAAAGTGGGGCCGAAAAGAAAAACCGCCGAAGACGAAGTAGTCGATAATTTGTTGGGTTGGGCTTCTACTGTCCTTACTGTTGCTATCGATTCAAGGGATGGTGAATTCGATGTTAACAAAGATATCGATAATCCATTGGTAATAGTCGGAGAAAGAATGCGGTCTCTTGGGTTTGAAGATCTTAATATAGTCGAGTTCGTGATTGCAGGAAGGGAAGCCGTGAAGGAATATCTTGACGGAGCCGATTTGGCCAAAGCTCTTGGTTCTCGCATTTTCGGAGGTAACGAATAATGTCAAAGCAATTAATTGTGGACGAACGCCGGAATTTTGCGTTCGATCTTTCCGATAATTCAATACAGATAATGGAGAGCTTCGGGGAGCAGAAAATCTGCGAGTCCGTCGCTCTAGTAGAATTTGCGGACGATGATTCCGGCCGTGAGATTCTGGTTCCCACAATAATCGCCATGGTAGAAGGTATCAGCCACAATTATAGAGAGTACACAGCCAAAGCCATGAAGGGCGGAAAGTCCAATACTCAGGGGTGGCCTTCCGGAGTCGCCTCATTCACAATGCCGATCGGTCGTCCGATACTTATCAATCATAGCGTAGAGCCGACCGCTCCGTTTGGCCCGATAGTGGGACGAATTCGTAAAGCTCAATTCGTTCCGGAAGGGCGCGTAAAAAACGGTGTGCCGGGAGAAGAGCGGGCTCACATTAAGGTATGGCCCGAGATTTCCGATCCGATGGCGGTAGAGTATGTTAAAAGCGGTAGATTCGAAAGCACCAGTATTTACGTCTCTACTAAAGAGATGGTCTGTTCGGTTTGCAAGAAAGACCTCTATAAACAAATGACGAATATTGTGACAAAAGCGAAGAAAGCCGGGAAAAGAGGAGAGGCTTTTCAGGAAACCATCTCCGAAATGCTTGTCGACGTAGCCGATACGGATGAAATGTGTACTCATATTCCAGGTATGGTATATGATAACAAGCTTTGCTATTTTACGGTAGGTCCGTTTTGGGATAAAGAAGTTTCATTTGTACCAATACCGGGTATTGATGCCGCTCGGGTAATCGATAGAGGCATCAAAGAATCTGCCCCGGCCCGGCATTTTTGGCCAAGTGTAGGTTTTATTGAAGATGACGATTTCTTACAATACGATAGCGGGTTGATCTTGGTTAAAGAGAGCTTCGAGATACCCGACAATAAGGAAGTTGAGCCTATGAATCCTAAGAATAAGTTCAAAGGAACTGAATGGGAAGGATGGACTGAAGAGGACCAAAAGATGGTCGATGAGCTGGAGGCTCAGATTACGGATCAGCTCATCAAGGATGGCTATTTCGAATCCGACGAAGCGGCTTATATGCTTGAGGACTTGGATGAGAAGAAGCTAACCACCGCCGCTCGCAACAAAATGAAGTCGAGCACGTTCTGCGGTCCCGACAAGAGCTTTCCCGTTCCTGATTGCAAACATGTAGCCGTTGCCAAGACTTACCTTGGCCGCTACAAAGGTCCCGGCGACAAGAATAAGATACTTTCTTGTGTTAACCGTAAAGCAAAAGCACTTGGATGCTCTAGCTCTAAGGACGATAAAAAGAAAGAGTCCGACACCGTGGCCGAGGACATTTTTGAGAAAGTTGTTAATGGAGAAACCAAAGTCTCCGAATTACAGCTTCCTGAGCTTGTTAAAGTTGCGACCGACGCGAAATCCGAATTTGAATCTCTGACGAAGCTTTATGAAACCGAGCTCGCGGAGAAGGACAAGGAAATTACCGGTTTGGTCGCAGAAAAAGATAAGCTTATTAGTGAAAGAGATACTCGTATTATTGAATTGAATGAGCTGAAAGAGTCCATTCGAGACAAGAAAATCGAGGGTTTCAAAGAA